GCAATCATGTTTCTTACTGTAGGTTTGAATCCTATTCCAGTTGCAGTGTCTTCAATTTTTCTCAACAATGAAGCTGTAATCTGACTCTCATATTCTGATAGTTTTTTATTCGCTTGTGTTTCTAACGTGGAAATCTCTTTGTCAAATCTTGCTTCACCTTCGAATATAAAGAAATCTAATGGGATTGGATTCAACAGAGCTCCAATTGTTTGTCCAATGACCCCAAGAGGTGAAGCCGTAATTTCGAATTCTTTAGGAATGAGAAGATTTGTGAATCTAGATATAATCTTGTTTTTATCTTCTTCTGTCGGATTAACTATACCTGTTTGAATACGTGTGGTTGCCTCCCAATCAATTGAATTTATTGTTGGAGACTCGTACCTAACCAAATCATATTTTATCGGGTTAGGTATGGGAGTTGGACCATTTGTTCCCAAAGTTGGATTGTTTGCTAATCCATCATTTGACTCAGTAATGATTTTTTGTAATTCAGATATTGCAGTGTCTTTAATCTCTCTAGATAGTTCTTTGAAGACATAAAGTTTCTGTTGATTATCCAATAAAATTATTGGTTTCGGGTCAAGAAATCTATTGAACCATGAATTTGCCGCTCCTCGTACTGCACTAAAATATTGAACTAATGATTGTTTGTAGTTTCTAATGTTAGTCAGAGGTTCAACTTCCGCTTTTGGAAAAGATTGTGTGATAGTGGTTTCGAATTGTTGCAACTTATTCATAAGTTGTACTAATGTCAATTCAGGAAAATCTGGTGGAATTAAACCTTTAGCTTTGTATTCACTGTAAACCTCAACTATTTTTTGATATCCCCTTTCCGCAACAATTTGGGTGACTACCGCTTGATTTGACCCAAGATTATTAGCACCTCGTTCTGCTTGTGTGCTTGCTTGTGATTCTGTAGCTTTATTTGGTTGTTGAGGTCCTTCGGGTGTTTGAGTTATGTCGAACCTTTGGCTGTACATGTGTGGTGCCGCCAATAAATGACCCATAGAAATTTCATTGAGAATATTAAACTTATATCCTATGAACACAAGTCGTATCTGATAATTTCCACTGAATCCGTTGAAGGAAGCATTAAACGTTTTTAAATTTAATTGATATCTAATAGCTTGACCATAATAACCTTTGAGTGTTAAATAAAATTGAGGGTAAGGCATGTTGAAGAAAGCGGCGTAAGGAGAATTATTCCCTAATTGGAAAAGTGCCTTCCCTTGAACATCTTCTAACAACATTTCTACAGTTGGAATGAAACTTGTATTAGTTTTAATGTTAATCGAAGTAATTCCTAATAACCCATTATCCAAAACGCTTGTCTCATCAACTACAGAATTGATGAGGTATGGTTTGTCTCCGTTTCTTGGTATTTGTCCTATTTCAGACGGTTGGTTTTGTGCATTATACTTTGTAGAATTCTCTCCCGTAAGTTCATCGTAGTACCCTGATCCCAAAAAAGAATTTTTGGTTGGTTTGAGAAAGTTCATTTTAGCAACTGAAATAGTACCCACAGGTGCTCCCACAGCTAATTTCGTTCTTGGTAGAACGTCACACTCCAAGTTGGCATACATGACAAGATTCTCGTGGTCCACGAGTCTATCTTTGATATTTCCAAAATTATCAACCGTTTTGTTTGGGTCGACTACGATAATATTATTGTAATCAAACTCTACTAAAATATTACCACTAGTGTCTGCTTGTATATTACCTGCCATAATAATAAAAATGATTTTCTAATGCTGCCTTATAATCCTGTAATGATGGTATTAAAGGAAAAGGAATAATCAATATAGCTCCATCATATATATTATTTTCCAATCCTCCGAACTGAGGATTTGCCTGTAAAATTAACCACCCAAAGACAGGTGAATTATAAAATTCTTGAGAAACCTTATCTAATCTACTTTTAGCAACTTTATAAATAAAAACTTTATCTGTAGGTTTTCCTGGCAGATTCACAAAGGGAACAACTGTTTGTTCCCCATTGATAATAAAATCACTATATCTATTCCAATATTGACTCGCCATTAGTTAAGTTTCGCTTTTGATATATAAGTTTTCGGAATATCATTACCATTTACATCGTTCCAAGTCATCACATTTGTGTTCTGATTTGTCGTATTCGCCAAACCTTTTATTAAACTTTCTTTCGAACTTTTTTGACTTGGTCCCGCGTTGTCTACTGTGGTAAAAGTAAAATTCCTTTGTTTGTTTTTATCGAATGGTGTATAAATTAAATAATCTTTCAAATCGTTTTTTTCCAAATTATCAATAAATGATTTGGTAATATTATTTTCTTCTAAAAACACAGGTTTCGCAATAGAAATCCAATATGAATCAAATATTTTTTCCAAGTCAGGTGTTGGGGTCGAGCTTGACAAAACATTTCCAATCATTTGTTGTTTGAAGGTTTCATATTTTTTTTCATCTACCACATCTTCTGATACAATCATATACACTCTTCTGAATGAGTCATCACCAAATAAAGAATTTTTACTGAATGGATTGAAAACTTTTTGTACTGTAACAGAATCAGATTTTCCGTTTGTTACTTTAGGTACTAAAACACCTTCATAACTGACCCCATTATAAGAGAATGTCTTAGGACTTTGTATTTTCAGATTGAATTCTTGAATATTTTGTTGTACTTTCAAAGTATCCGCTTTCAATTCCAAAAAGGTGTTTGCAGCTGTAGATGTTGTGTGTACATCGGGTGTACCTGATGTCACATAAATTAACACGGGACCATTTTTAGCTTGAAGTCCATCAGTACCTGAATTGGCATTATCAGGGTCAAAAAGAATTGTGTTTAATCTACCCCAAGTTTGAAGATAAGTTTGTTCTTCATTAACCAAACCTTGAGTAATAGTTGAAATTGCATTTTGAAATGACCCTCGTTTTCTTGAAACAAAATTGTAATAATTTTCTTTCAATACCCTTATTATAGCTGGAGATAAATTTTTTGAAGGTTGAGAAATAAACTTAATGTATCCTTCGGTGTCATCCTTTATATTTTTGTCCAATTCCGCAAAAATTTCGTCAAACCTCTTCTCAAAATTATTTGGTTTTCCAAATAGAATTATTTCTCCATTGTCAATTGTAGAATTACCTTTGGTATAATTTCTTTCTAACATCCACTGCTGTCTCACAGCGTTGTTATATTGGTTTACACTTTCCTTGGTTTTATTGATTACGTTTGTAAAATAGTTCTGAGTGTCATCGATTACTTTGGTCATAAATCCATTGTAACTGATTACTCCCGTTGTTGTTCCTCCTGAATTAGTAACCGAACTTATTACTGTTCCAATAGTATTATTATTATCTTGACCATTGTTTGGAGGGGCACTATTGACTCCAGGTATTGGTGGTGGTTGAACGTCTCCAAAAAATTCATCGAATAATGTTTTCAAAGAATCAATGTCCGTAGCATCGGCCCTATCATCATAGATTTCCGTGTTTGCATAATAGTTGAATGTCAATGCATTTTGCAGTTTATCGATGGATTCTTTCAATCCACTACCACCAACAAAGTCGAAACTTAAAGTTACATTTGCAATCATTGGTTGTACACCAATACCTTCAGGATTAATATCCAATCCTTCGTAATTTATTTGTAAACTTCTTGGAATAATTTTGGTGTTATAGAAATCCCCAACTCTCAATACTAATACAGGAGGTGCACCAAATGTTGTATTTACCGCATTGTTATATTGTAATTGGACAGGACTATCTGGTGTTGCTTGTTTTTTGGTTGGAATAGTATCTCCTGGTCTCATACATTGTTGTAAGAATGTCAATCTCGAGTTCAAACCTTCAGGTGTCATTGAATGGAATGAAGGCTGAAAGTATTTCAATTTTTCTCTGAGGTTGTCGTATACCATTGGAGTTTGTTCTTTTATTGTTTCAAAGTAATCACATTCGGTCAATAGAGCTCTAACAACCTTCACGGTTATATTATCTTTTCTTACCCATTCTTGAGTAATTACTGGTTCAGGTACAGTTGTAGTTATTACATCTCCAACAACTACTGGAATTGGTCCTCCTCCCGTGGTTGGATTTGTTTGACTTCCAGGTCCATTGTTCGGCCCTGTTTGAGTTTGTGGTACATTTAAAGTTGAAACAATTTCAGAAATATATGATCTTCTACATGCCATCGCACCGATTGTGAATACCTCTTTAGCACCAACTTGAATGTCCCCACCTACATTAGCAGTATCAGTACAACCAAAAGTTTTTCCATTTGGTTCGAAATTTGCAGGAACGAATGGACCATCCGTTTTATCATCTTTTATTTTTTTTGGATTTGAAACTGCAACTTCTCCCAAAGCTCCTGTTTGTCTATTTCTATCCAAAGGGGCTTCTTTAATTAAAAGTCTTTGTTGATTTACGAAAGTTTTAGTTGCATTATTTTCTGCAAAGAATTTAGTTGTCGCAACAACTCTTCTTTTTGCCAATTCATCATTATATGATGAGGTTTGTGGGGCGGAACAACTCGAACTAATATAAACTGTTACGGTTCCTTCCGTGTTGGTGGTAAGTTGTTTTCCTAATTCAATAGCAAAGTTATTCATTGCTTGATAGTTAGGAGTTACAACTGTATCAAAAAAAGTTCTTGTTTCTGCAGAATTAGGCTTCGTAAGATATAAATTTTTGTCTTCTGTTGTGTACCTGTTATATTCGGTAGTATAATTTATAGTTGTGTTGGGTTTTGGGTAATCATTTCCGAAATAAAATCCAAGTTGATAATAGTCTTTAAAAAGATCATTTGTGTTTCCTCCATTACCTGATTGAGATATTGGTTGAGTTGTTGAACCTGGATCATCATTACCACTTTGAATTGTTCCTTTTATATAAACAAGTTGTTCTCTCGTTACTTCTTTCGAGGAAATAGCTTGTTGTAACTCAAACAAATCATTCGGATTTATTGTTGTGTAAGTTTGTGCTAATTGATAAATGTCAAATTTTCTACATCCTGCAAAGAATGAGTCCAATATACTATTGATTCTATTGTTGTCGTTCTCACCTTTCAACACTTTATTTACAATTACATTAAGCACAGACGGATGATCTACAACAATTTTCCATTGTAAAGTTCCACCTCTCGATGTATTTTTGTAAGTATAAATTGGTTCGGGTCTACCTAAGAAATCATTTGAATTCCAATTTGCTGTCACACTTTCATTAAATGTTAATCCATAAGGAGGAAACCACATAACTCTACCTCCATTTGGACCTCTTTCACATACAGGTAAGTCTGCAGTTGAAAAACCTGGTGTACTCGACGTTCTCCATGCCAAATTTTCCAACGAAAACATGTATTTTTTTGCAACGGCATTATCAACTGTTCCAATTAAGTTGGTTGAATCTTGGCCACCCTCCTGTTTATTCGGAACAATATTTAAGTTATAAGTTTTATCCAAAACGGAATTTGCAAATCTTCTTCCCTCAGTAGTAATACCATCTGTTTTTTGTAAATCATTATATTGTAAGTAAGGAACATCTTTAGCAAAAACTCTACAATATTCCGTTCCAGTTTCTCTACCGTCATCGTCAAACAAATATCTCAACACTCTCGACCCTTTTGTCATTTCTTTATATCCATCATTGAAAACTTTACTGACTTGGTCTATTGCATTTCCTACGTGTTGGAGACGTCTCCCTCCTTGTGGTTGACTATCAATAAGTCTTTGTGTGTTGTCAAGTATAGAGTTTGGTCTAAACTCATTATTGACTGACTCTGTGTTTACATAAGATGAAGGTCTAAAATCTTCATCTGGTTCTGAAACTTCTCCACCTATACCTACTTTTTTTCCAGCATTCCCTTTATATTTTGGAGAGACCCATGTAAAACCCCCCTCAATACCACCTCCGTCACTATAGGTTGGTCCATTTGCACCCAACTTAATTGATTGACTTGGTCCTTCATAAAGTTGTGCCAACTCAGAAGGTCCATATACTGGAGATTGTTGTTCGATTCCGAATTGATTTACAGGAACATCTCCTGCTGGTGAAAATACTTGAGATGGATTGGAGTTAATATTTCCAACATAAAAGTTACTGTTGTCAGAAACTGTACCCAACAAAGTTCCACCCAATCTTTGGAAAAAGTTCCTTGGAAAATTCGGTTTGTATCGGTTGAAATCTATGTTTTTGAACAATCGAGACCTTTGACCTGCTCCCATGTTATTAAACATGATTTGAGATCCAGTCTCTCCTCCACCCATTAAACGGTTAAAAAATTTCCCAACACCACTTCGTCTAAAAGCATTTGATAGTTGTTGGATAGTTGTAGGTTGACCTAAAGTGATATTTTTGTCAAAGTATGAACCAGGAATTGGAGATACAGGTAGAATACTTCCTCCAAGTCTCAAAGCAAAATTAGTTGCCGCAAGAATCGGATTAGCCGTAACAGTGATTGTGTAATTGGGTTCTATGATTGGTACAACCCCTGTAAGTATATTTACAATGTCAGTACCACTTGATACGTTCAAAATATTTGCTCTTCCGAGTGTATCTTGTCGTATTTGGGCTGCAATTCTATCCTCAAACTCTTTTCTTAAAGTTTGAGCACCGAGTCTTGCAATAAATGAGTCTTGACTCAACAATCCATTACTACCGCTTGGATCGGGAGAAAGTAAAATAGATAGAGGACTATAGGTCGATGATACAAATGTCGTTGGATATGGTTGATTGTTAGAGGTATTTGTCGTCAACGGACGTGACAATGAATCGAAAAATTCTGCACTGTCTAATACAGTTTCACTACCATTTGAAAAAACATTCAGTGGTTTCCACCTAAGTGATTCCTCACTACCTTGTTGTACTATGTTCGCATCTTGATAATTGTAAATACCTTCGTTTGATTTGGTATTTAACAACTGACCTGGATCGGGTACTTGTTCATATCCACCAGGATTACCGTATTGATTTAGAGGGAATAATTTATTTGCAAAAGAAGGCTCGTCAATCAATTTGTCAGGACTATCTTGTACTGAAGAATCTGATTGGATATATTCCGTATCTATTGGTTGAGTTGGTCTATTTGGTGCTTTAGCATAAGGAGTCAAATTCCTTGTCAAAAGTTTTTTTCTAAACCCTTCAGTATTTGCTAAATCTAATAACGGACTTGCCATTTATATTTTTCTTAATAAATAGAATCTTAATGTTTTTTATTATCAACTTGAGTAAGGTGATGCAGTTGGCTTCAATGGATTTTCTGAATCACTTATATCCATGATATAATTTCTGAAACTTTGTTCATTTACAACTTGTTGGAATATTTTCATCCAATTCTCTTTTTCTTGTGGTGTTGTATTAGCTGGTGGGTTAGTAAAATTGTGATTAATATTTAAATTTCCATTAACAGAAACATTCGAGTTTTGTTGTACGTTTTGTCTAACAGTTTTGGTCAATGATTCGTCGCCTGCCGAGATTCCTCCGACTGTGACATTAGTTCCAGTTTGACTTTGTGTTGCGTTCTGAGATTTATTTTCTATAGGTTGAATGTTTTGGTTCATTAATTTACCAGCTAAACTGTCTAAAAGTGGCCCTAAATTATCAGAAATTGCACGTCCTGTGTCCGTTGAAACATTTTTCCCAAGTTCTGCAGATATATCTCCAGCAGCTTGTTTAATGGTTCCCAAAGAAGATGATTGTAATTCACCGAAAATACCTTCAGCATTTGAAATCAATAAGTTTTCGATATCAGTTGCACTTGCACCCGAAGCAATTTTTTCGGCTAAACCTTGTTTCAAATCTGCAGCGGATCGGTCTGTCATGTCTCTTACCTCCTCAGCTGTGACTGCTTGACCACCAACTCTACCTATTACTTCAGCAGTTTCACGAATACCCTCACTCACATCCTGAAAAGTATCACTGGTCAATGCACCACCTACGAGAACCCCTAATATAGCTGCAACATCATTTGCGATTATTTCATCAGTCCTAAGTTGTTCTCTTCCAATTTCCTCTAAAGTTTTTGGTCCCTCTTTCTGTTCCTGAATGAGTTTGTCAAATTCAGGTTGTGATAATTCTGACAATTCTTTTTTCGTTCCATCTTCCAAAGTAACTTTATAAGTTCCTCCCTCCATTTTAGCAATATTAGCCAAATATTGTTTGTCCTCTTCATTTACTATGGATAGACCCGCGGCGTCTATTGCAGATAAACGTTTATCTGCTTCAGCCGCCGCCAAACCAAGTTTAGTCATCTCACTTGCCGAAACTCCTGTTTGGTTTTGTAACTCTCTAAGTGTTAAAACCCCTTGTGGATTTATCTTAAAGGTTTTAGTTTTTTCATCGAAATATGTAAATTGTTTTGCAACTTCAACCAAACTGTCTTGTAAACCTGAAGGGTCATTGATTGATTGATTCATCAATTGAAATGGGTCAACTAAATTTCCAGCTGAAACTCCTAATCTTTGGAATGCTGCTGCGGTTTCAATAGCACCTTCTGGTGTTAAAACTTTGTCAGCTAATCTAAAAGTTTCACCCATGTCAAATCTCAACATAGATGCTTGTGCCGCCATTTTAGTTAATCCTCTTACTCCATCTTCGAACTGAAAACGGTTCATTTGGTCCATGTTTTTTGAAACATCACCAAAAACCTGTTTAGCATTTCCCCCTATGCTTTGTACATATTGCATAGATTCTTCGAGTGCCTTTGGTATGGATTCTATACCAATACCAACATCAAGAAAACTATTAGCTAAAGATTCTGCACTTGTACCTAAAACTTTCGATGCCGCATATAATTTTTCAACTTCTTCTGAAGTTGCAACAACGTTCCTCCTTGAAGCTTGAGCTACATCACTTATTATTGCTGATACATCTTTTAAGTCACCACCAAGTCTTCTAACATTTGGCAGAGCATCGACTAACGATTTTTGTAACTCAAAAATCCTTTCTCTCCCTTGAGTAAAAGTTCTTAAAATATCATTACTGAATTCGGAGAGTGCCTTCTGTGATTCTAATAAATCAATTTTTTTTGCTCCCAAAGCATCTCCCGATACTCCCCCCGCCGCAGGTGTTGTTGGTGTATTTTGAAACATAATTTTTAACTATACATATAAATACAAAAGGACTGAATTTTCAGTCCTTTTTGTTTAACTCCATCCATTTATTCAACAAATACTTTCTTATAAAGATGGGCATTATTAAGAAATCAGAATAAGATACATTCAAAAGAGTCTTCAAAAAATAGAATTCATCTATTTGTCCTTTTCTATAATCAGAAGAAAGGACGAAAAAAGTCAACCCCGAACCCAACATTTACTGTTAGTTTTTCTCCTGACGGGGTTGTGACTGTTTTCTTTAAATCTAACTTCGGTTCATTATCATCCAAGAATTTTCGGATAAATTTAGAATCTGCAATCGGCATCTGATCTATAAATTTTGCTATTTCTCCTCTGTCCGTGATTCCGTTTACTTCAACAATTTGTTTGTTCAACCTCCATGTTACTTTCGGAGCGGTTCTTCCTTCGGGATACGTTGAAGACATACGTTGAATTTCCAAAATTTCTCCATATGACATAGGTTTTAATTTAACTGTACTTTGGGATTTGGGTAATATTGTTGTAAAAGTTCCGTCTTCTGAAGGTTGTTGACCTTTGATAATATCCAACTCATCCAACAATACGGTTGTTTTAAAAGGTTTTCTTGTTACTGTATCAACTAAATTGAGTTCCATTTCGGGTCCGAAAGCAGTATTCCTTAAAAAAATCAAAATTGCTTCAACGTCACCTTCTAACAAATCTTCAACTCTTATTTCGGGTTCATAAATTTTGGAACGTAATAAAGTTTGAGTCATGTCATTACCTGCCGCCATTAAAATGTTTTCATCATTGGCTGTCAAGTATCCCACTTTTAATGATTTTTTCTTATTTTTATAAAAAAAACCTTGAGATGGTAAAGGCACTACGTCATGTGGTAGTGAAAAATTTGATTGTCCGTATTCTTTTGCTTGATTGTCCATATAAAAATTTAACCGTAAAGTTTATTTCTTTACGGTTAAATATAAATCAAAAATGTTTTTAATAAATAGAATTTAGTAAACAAGAACACATCTATCCATTCTTAGGGTAGTGTTGATTGTTGCCAATCCGTCTTGTCCGTAATTCAAAGTGTTGAAATTGACATCGGTTAGGAAAGTTCCGTACAATATCCATTTTTCAACGACAACACCTGTTGGGTCCAACATTTCTAAGTCGACATCTTTTTTGTAACCCGCTGCATAACCCATACGACCAGTCACAGATTCAGCATGAAGTCTAACCCACTCCATCAAAGCTTGTGCCGCAGATGGTCCAATTGGATCTCTAAATACTGCTGGTATTGTTTGCCATTCGAATCTACCAGCTACATAAGTAGATGTGTTCAAAAAAGGAATCGGAGTAGATACTATTTGTATGTGTGGTCTTGCTGATGACTCAACAAACCACTCATTTATACCAAGTGAGGAAGGAAACCTTAAGATAAAACGGTTTTGTCGTTTTGGTTCATAAGGAATCGGCATTTTCATTAATAAATCAGCCATGTGTTTAAATTTTTTTTGTTTTTGTTATTTTATTGATAAATATATCCAACCTCAAAAATTTTTCTATTTACTTTTTTTTTGGTGGAATTATCCTTATTTAACTTCTCGCTTTAATCCTCCAGCAGTAGAATAAGTTTTTACTATATTATCTGGTTTATTTTCAAAATGTTTTTTCATTACTTCTATGTTTTTAGGATCATCATCACTAAAACCTATAGATAATTTATGTGGATTAAATTTATTAGCAATATCTTTCTTGAGAAATGCTTTTTTGTTTAATACTGCGGCCATTCCTTTGATGTAGTTGACAAAATTTTCCATCGCTTCTACTTTTGCTTCTTCAGGGTTGACCGCTCCTTGTTCATCCCCAAAAGATACGGGGTGATATTTGTTAAGTTCTAAATATGACTTTATTAATTCCTCGTCAGACATATCCCCTTCACCAGCAAAAGATCGATATTTTCTTAAGTTTTTGACAAGTTCATCTTTATCTATTCCACCGAATCCCTCTATAATATAATTATAAATTGCTTGTTTTATTGTTTCTGGATTGTGACCTCTAGCAGTTATAATTGCAAAAATGGACCCATTGTTAATAGCTTCTCTGAAATCATCGAAAGCTGGTCCTGTTCTTGCTCTCATAGCATCCACTAAAAAATCTTTATCTCCTTGAGTTCTGAAATTTCTGAACGGTTCTTCAGCGTAATCTACTATTGTAGTACCTTCGTAACCAAAAGGTTCTCTACCTATTATGTGTCTGAACTCGGCAAAATCATCCGTGGACATACCTACCTCTCTTCCATTAACATCTTTGAGTAATATTTTTGTAGGCATATGTACTATATTATCGTCCCAATCAAACGCATAATATTTTAGGTCAGGTGATCCCTCCTTTACAAACCCCTCTGTAAACAATCTTTTCATTTGGCTAAAAGGGGGACAATGTCCCCCTTATTTTTAATTTAGATATTTTCGAACGAAGCACCTGTTGGTGTGATGAAGAATTCAATATCAATGAATTCCAAAGCTTTCGTAGGTTTCAAGTATATCTTTCCTGTTAATGTGTTTCTATCTAAGTCTTCAGGAGAAGAAGACACTGTTACTCTGAAGTCATAAAGACCTCTGTCTCTTCTAATTGAATCTAAAATAGGATTAACGCTATCTAAGAATTGTTGTCTAACTATTTGGTCATTTTGTTCAAACAACAATCTTACCGCTACAGCTGAAATCAACTTTCGTGCTTGAAGTAACAATCTTCTAACGTTTAATCTGTTGAGTGCAGTATCTGCGACCTGAAGAGTTTTATTACCCCAAATTACAGTTCCCACATCAGCAAAAGTTGCAATTGGGTTGATTCTTCCTTGGTATAAAGTATCTCTATCTTCTTGAGTGAGTTTCACTCTTGCTTTGATGGAGTTCACAAGACCTCTTGTGTAACCCGCTGATGCGAACCAAGGGAATGCAATATTGTCTGTCAAAGCCAAGTTTCTACAAACTTCACCAGTTGGTGGTATGTAAATTTGTGTATTGTTTACAGTATCTCTTGTTAATATCCATGGATAGTAAGTCGCTGTGTAGTTAGAATCAATTCCAGTGTTGTCCAAATTATCAACCGCTTCTTGAGGATAGATTATATCCAAAGAATTTGTTGCGTCAGGAGTATACATTTGATAGTCAGGTGTTGTTGCAATGTACACTGAGTCAGCTCTTGAGAATTGAACCATGTCAATTGCCTCTTCAACAAGGTTAGAGTTATTTACATAATCTATACTCGAAGTTGCAAACACGTTAATGTTTGTAGATTCAGGATTTGCAAATGTGAGAATACCTAGTAAGTATGCGTAGTAATCAGTGTTTGCAAAATCTTGAGTATTGTTTTGAACAACTATTCTCTTGAATAAACCATCTCCTGTTGCATTTGGATATCTCTGAGAAGCTGACGCTCCCGCTAAGAATCCTGTTGCACCTAATTGGAATCTATCTTGGTTGGTTCTGAACTCTCTATAAATGTCCCATCCATCGAATCCACCAGCAAAACATACTGTATACTTTCTAGAGTAGATAAAGTAGTAAGGGTTTTCTTGAGTTTCAGGGTCACTGGTAAAATCAGCCACACCACATTCGAAAGCTGTCTGACCTGAGGTCAAATAAGAATTCGATATTGTAACAACTGTAGCGCCTGAGTCCATATGGAAACCTTTACTAACATAGTTCCATGGTTGACCATCAACAGGTACAATTGATGTAACCCAATTCAAAGGATTTTGAGTTCCTTTGTACTGTAAGAATGATTCGTCTATTCCGAATTGAGTTGAGAAACCTAAGTAACTTCTTCTTACAATATCTCCAGCAGATTCTGTTGTGTTTGCAATTCCACCAAAAGGAGGATTGTAAATTACTTCACCAGGAAAATAGTATTTAGTTTTGAAAATTGGAACTGGTGAAGGGTTCAGAACTGATGCGTATTCTCTTTGAGTATACCCGTTGAAACCACAAGGTAATGCGTCTATTGGAGCTTCGTCAGCCATTTCAACCATAATGTATCTCGAAATCAAAGCGTATTCACCATCACTCGAACCGATTTTCTTCGCAACAAAGTTGTTCGAATTTGGGTCCATGTTACAGTTTGTAAACTTCTCAATCACAATTGGATTAGCATCTGTGTCGAAGAAATTTCTAACCAACACATCAAATGTCATGTTATTGAACGACAAGTTTGAAACTGATACTTTAACCTCAACGTTTGCTGCGTTTCCATCAGAGATTGAAATAAATTTAAATAAGTTGTAAACTTTATTTCCTCTTAATTCAGAAACCAAATAAGGAGTACTTGGAGATTTATATTGTGTAACATTGTAAGCGATTGACTGAGGGTCTTGAGTTCTAGCACTAGGTAATGCAATCAAATCACAACTTAATCCTCTGATGTATCCTTGATTGTAAGCGTAAGCTAAAGTATTTCCATAAAC